TTGAATGGGAAATGCTTGAGTTTTTAAATAGGTCTGAATGGTTCTTACAATTTATGAGTATTTATAATTTAATGTCACCTGTTATCTCTCTATTAGTTCCAATAATTATTCTAATAATTCCATTTTTTGTAATTAAAATGAAAGGATTGCAAATTACAATTAATGAATATATTGAAGTTCTTAAAATAGTAGCTAACCAAAATGCTATCGGAAAACTATTTGTAGTAAATTTTAATGAAATAAATGCTCAAGAAAAATTTTATATTTTTATTTCTGCTGCATTTTATTTATTTTCAATCTATCAAAATTTTATGGTTTGTGTAAGATTTAATAATAATATGAAAAATATACACAGTCACTTTAATGAAATTAAAATTTATTTGCAACACACTATAACTTCTATGGAAAATTACTTGAAATATTCCGACGCATTAGCAACTCATAGCGATTTTAATTTATCAGTTAGAGAGAAATTAGACATTCTTAAGCAAATTCAGAATAAAATTAAAACTATTACCGAATATAACATGTTTAATATAAGCAAAATAAAAGAAGTTGGATATGTTTTTAAATGCTTTTATGAGTTACATACCGACAAGATATATGATGATACTATTATGTATTCACTAGGATTTAATGGCTATATAGATTGCTTAAATGGATTACAGAAAAATATTTTAGAGAGAAAAATAAACTATGCTTCATTTATTGATAATTCAAAGAAGTCAGTATTTGAGAATAGTTATTATGCATGCCTAAAAGATACTAATCCAACTAAGAATACTATTAAGCTTAAGAAAAATATGATTATAACTGGTCCAAATGCTTCAGGAAAAACAACTATTCTGAAGTCAACTATGATTAATATTTTAATGTCGCAACAATTTGGTTGTGGATTTTATGATTCTGCTAATCTCAAACCATTTAAGTATTTGCATTGTTATTTAAATATTCCTGACACATCTGGACGTGACAGTTTATTTCAAGCGGAAGCAAGAAGATGCAAGGAAATTTTAGACAATATAGATGCAAATAAAAGAGATGAACATTTTTGTGCATTTGATGAATTATATTCAGGAACAAATCCAGAGGAAGCTGAACAAAGTGCAACAGCATTTATGAAGTATATAACAAAACATAAAAATGTTTCATGTATTTTAACTACACATTTTATGAAAGTATGTAAGCGTCTAGAAAAATCTAAATCAATAATCAATTATAAAATGTTAACCGAGAGAGAAGACGATAAGTTAACTTATAAATATATTTTAGCCGAAGGTATTTCAGATATTAAGGGAGGAATTATGGTTTTAAAACAAATGAACTATCCAAAAGAAATTATTGATAATACAAGTAATAAATAATTTAAATTAATTCGTTAGTTAATCAATTAATTTATATATTCTTTTTGTAATAAAATGGCATCCTTAACAGATTTATTTAATCCATCATTTTTTATGTTTTTAGGAATAATGGTCCTTGTTATTGCTCTTCTTGTTGTTTATTTTGAGAGTAAAATGAGAGACCAAAATCACAAAATTGCATCTATGTTAAGCCTTGTATCTACATTAGCAGAAGATATGAACGGACTTAAAATAGGTTTAAACCATTTAGCACTGGCAAGTGTTCAAGGTGGAAACCATAGCATTCCACAAAATACTCCATTTCCTACCCATAATTTAGGAAGTATTCATCATAATGAAAAATCTAATGAACTAATTGAAGTTTCAGATGATGATGAGGAAGATGACGATGAAGATGAAGAAAATGAAGAAAATGAAGAAGAGGAAATGGATGATTCAGTGAATTTAGAAGATATTAATGATATTGATGAAACTAGCTCTGAATCTAATGATGATGACGACGAATCATTAAAAGATGATAACATTAAAGTTATTAAACTTAATATATCACAAGGTGAGTCAGACAGCGAAGAAAATGCATTTGATTTAGATGCTGCTGATGATTTAGCTGAACTCGATGGCGAATTTGAACCAACAGATGATATTCCAGAAATAAGTGAAGAATATACAGAAGAAATTTTGAACCTAAAATATGATGAATCTAAAGAAGAAAAACCTTTAGCAGAAGACCATCTTGTTTTGGAAGAACAAAAAATTCCTGCAACTGTCTCTGAATTAAAAACAATATCAATTAATTTAGGAGATGAACATCATTCTGAACATATTGACTTCAAGAAACTTCAATTACCAAAGCTTAGAAGTATTGCAGTCGAAAAAGGTTTAACAACCAGTTCAGAAGCTCAGAAATTAAAGAAACCAGATTTACTTAAATTGCTCGGAGCTGAATAAATACTTAAAGATTTTATAGTTAATTTAATATAATGCGTATTAAATTAAGTGAAAAATATGTATCTGAAAGAGAAGACATATGTAATGAATTAATTAATATAATTGAATTAGATGCTGAAGGCTGTTTTCTTCTCTCTAATTTGGACACAGATAAAGAAAAACAAAATAAAATTTTAGATATGAAAGATAAGATTACAAATTATTTTGCTGTATCTACTATTTCATCTTTTAAGCCAAATTTTCCATGCAAGAGACCGTATTTAAATATAATTAGAAGTATATTAAGACAGCAAGGATATACATTTGAAGGTAAAGATTGTGAATTTAAAATTGGAGAGAATTTATATCAAAGAACTATAAAATATAAAATATTTAGGCAATAATTTATTTCCCGTTAAATTATTTAGAAATATTTTCTTATTATAAATTAAATGCCAGTTAAACATTCATATGAAAAAATTTTTAATTCATTTAAAAATCACAATTGCAAACTAATTTATAATGAGGATAAGTTTAATGAAATTTATATAAATGCCGATACAAAACTAGAAATTATAGCATCTTGTGGTCATACATATTTACTTTCGTATCACACTTTTACCAGAAATAAAAGTAATATTATTTGTCAAAATTGTAGATATACAAACTTAAGCGAAAAACAAATAATATCATATTCTGAACAAAAAAATTGTAAATTACATTTAGAAAGTAATTCAATAAACTTTCTAAAAAATATAATTTCTAATTCTTTTGAATTCAAAAAAACATTTGAAGGTTGTAAAGCTGATGTAGCTATTAAACCTAAGAATATTAATGAAGATAAATGGTTAGGAATTCAGATGAAATCTACGTTAAATAAAGTTGTTAAAAAAAATAATATTGGTTATAATTTTTCAATATGTAAAGAATATGAAAATATGATAACTATTTGTGTTGCTTATGAAGATAAAAAATTATGGATATTTGAAAATGATGATATTAAACATATAAAATCAGGATTAACAATAAGAGAAAAATCAAAATATAATAAATTTGAAGCTAATAAAGAAAATTTAGTAAATATTTTATTAAATAAGTATTTACAATTACCAAAATTTACATTTAATGAATTAGACATGCCTTTAAGTAATACTGTAAAATTAGAATATGAATATAAAAAATTAAGAGAAAATAAGCTTGGATTTATACACTTTATAAATAATGAACATCAAGGTGAAGTATTTGATTTTAAAATAGGAAATAAAAAAATACAAGAAAAAGTTTCATCTTTAAAAAATACTAAAATTGAGACATATATGTTTAATTTACATAAGACAGGTGGTAGAAAAAATAGAAAAACAACAAGACAAAATTATAAACTCGGTGATTGTGATGTTTATTGGTTGCATTGTAAAGATTCAACAAAATTTTATGTTATTCCAGAAAATATATTAGCAGAAAAAGGTTATGTAGGAAATTCTAATGGTAAGCCGAAAAGTTTAATAATATCAAAAACTAATAATAACACTTTTTGGAGTAAAGATTATTTATTTGATTATGACAATTTAGACAAAGATAAATTATGTAAAATTTTATTATAATTATACTATATAAATGTCAAGTTTAACTTGTTATAGTGATAAAACAAAACAATATGGATGGGAAAATTGTTATTCTGCTAGTAATAATTATGAATTTAATTCTCCAGCGAAAATGTCAGACGGACGCTTATGGTCACAATGGAGTCCTGATGCTGTAGTAAATGAGAGAATTCAAAGAAAAGAAGGTATTCAAAGTAACTGGGCATATCGTCAATTTCTCCAAAAGAATGGATTACAAATAATGAATTATAATAACCAAGAAGCTTGTTATACTCTAGGTTTAGACCCTCATTATGATATTAATGCTACACCATCTAGCAATGTTCCTTTTACTTTTAGAGGTACATTTGATAGTTCAAAACCTGGATTTGGTTATTGTAACTCTGATTTAAAGAATCCTTATTTAACAAGTCAACAATTAAATGCAAGATTAGTAGCTCCATCAATTAATCCAGCAAATATTCCTGGTGTCAAAATGAATTAATAAGAAAACATAATAAATAAGTTTTTATAGAATTATATATTATGAAAATTCTCTCAATTGATGTTGGAATAAAAAATTTAGCATTTTGTCTTTTTGATAAATCGCCAACTGCTGAACATTTTAAAGTAACAAAATGGGATATAGTCAATTTATCCGAAGAAGAAAGTTTAAAATGCAGTTTTGTGGAAAAAAATGTAACATGTAATAAACCAGCAAAATTTAAAAAAGACGATAAATGCTATTGTGCGAAACATTCCAAAAAGCAACAATATCAAATACCAACATCTGAACAAAAACCATCTGCTATCAATAAACATAAAATAGTCAAGTTATATGAGATTGCAGATGCTTATAATATTAAATATGACCCGAAAATTAAAAAGGCAGATTTAGTTAATTTAATAAATGAACATATCTATAAAACTTATTTTGAAACTGTCGAAAGCAAAAAAGCTAATGAAGTTGATTTATTTAATATTGGTATAAATATTAAAAATAAATTTAATGAACTATTTAAAGATGAAGGTAAAATTGATTATGTAATTATAGAAAATCAGATAGGACCACTAGCAATTAGAATGAAAACAATACAAGGTATGATTGTTCAATATTTTATAATGTCAAACCTAAATGTAGAACATATTGAATTTATATCAGCTTCAAATAAACTTAAAGATTGTGATATTAAGGATAAAGAAAAGTATAGTGACAGAAAAAAATTAGGAATAGCAAAATGTTTAGGAGTATTAACATCAGATTTTAGGTTTAATGAGCATGTTAATTATTTTAATAGTCATAAGAAAAAAGATGATTTATCAGATGCATTTTTACAAGGATTATGGTTTATTAATAATAAAAAATTATAAATTATATTTATTTTTAATTAATTTTTAAAATAAATATATTGTAATTCGTATTACTTAAAATTAAAAGTTCTATTTAATCAATAAATATGTCAGATTTAATGGAAATTACTGAGCTTGATTTGAACGATAATTTTGGAAGTGGAGGTCGTTCTTCTAATTTTGGCGGAGGTTTAGAGCTTTTAATGAATGATAAAGTGAGAGAAAGTTCAAGGCCAACAAGTGATATTGATTTAGAAGATTTAAATAAATTAGAAAATGAATTAAATGATTTGGTTGATGATTATCCACAAGCAACATCATTTGCACCAAAATCAGATTTCTTTGATAAACCAAATGTTTCATTTAGCGATGAACCAGCATTTAAATTAAATGGTTTTGGCGACGATAATGGATTAGGTAGAGCAACATCTGAAACTGAAAATGATAATAAGACATGGGATGGATATGGAAAATTTAATAATATTCCTTTAAATCCAGATAAACCTGTACCTATGGAACCTAAACTGTCAAAAGAAGAAATGCTTAGAGAGAAATTTAAATATTTAAGAAAGCTCGAAAGTCTTGAAAAGAAAGGGGTTGAATTATCTAAAAAATACACTATGGATTCATCCTTACAAGAAATGATTGGTGAATATGAAACTATTATGGATGAAAAAGCTAAACAAAATTCTATAAAGTTCCAAGGTAATATGCTTATGGCAGTTATTAATGGAATTGAGTTTTTAAATGGAAAATTTGATCCATTCGATATTAAATTAGACGGTTGGTCAGACCAAATTCAAGAAAATATTACGGATTATGATGATATTTTTTCAGAACTTCATGAAAAATATAAGAGCAAGGCATCTATGGCACCCGAATTGAAGCTCTTGTTTCAGCTTGGGGGTAGCGCTATGATGGTACACATGACTAATACTATGTTTAAGAGTGCAATGCCTGGTATGGATGATATCTTACGTCAAAATCCTGACTTAATGCGCTCATTCCAAAATGCAGCAGTCAATTCTATGGCTCAAACTAACCCTGGATTTTCTGGTTTTATGTCAAATATGATGAACCCTCCCAACGGCACCTTCGGAGAACCACCTAGAGGAATGGGTCCTCCACCACCTATGGCTACTCAAGGACCTAATGCAATTCCTCCACCCGTTGGAAGACCAGGTAACAATAATTATGCTAGACCTGATTTAAATTTAAGTAAGAGTAATTTCGAAGATGGAATTAGTCTTAGAGAAAATTTTGAAAGACCTGATGTTCAAGATAGAACCAGTAGAAGACAAGCTGCACCACGTCCTGAAATGAAAGGACCAAGTGATATTACTGATATTCTCTCTGGATTAAAAACAAAAACAATTAATATTCAAACACCATCAACACCAGTAAATCAAAATGATAGTAGTACAATTAGTTTCAATGACTTAAAGGAATTGCAAACTGAAGGTAATATGCCTAAGAGAAGCGGTCGAAGAAAAAAGTCAGCAAGTAATACTGTTAGTTTAGATATTTAAGAATAATCATAATAACCTGCATAACTACTTCCATATACATTGCCAAATATAGGAGGATATTTTTTATTATCTGGATTTATTACTTCACCTGTTTCATAAATACTATGCCATCCAAAATTACTATCATCATTCATAAATAATATATTATGATTTGATGATTTAAGATTTTGGCCAATATAAACTTCTGCATTTCTATAACCTTCTACAAAACTACAGCTATGATATTCATAGCAATAAAAATAAATGGCCGTCAATGCTAAAATTAAATATAAATATAAATTTTTCATATATATATTTAATAATAAAATTATTTTGTTTCATTTTGTTTTTCTTTAATTCTTTTTGTTCCTTCTCGAAGAATTGGTGAATCATATCTATTATAACCATTACCAAAAGAATTTTTACCTAACCAATACATATTTCTTAGTTTCCAATTTAAAATATATTTATCAAATATTTCAGGCAACCATTTGCACATAGGTATCATTGTATGTCTTACTTCTAATTTTTGTTCAGTCTCACAACAATTACGCCATCCATAATCTGCACTTGCAAATGAATTATATCTATAACATTTAAATCCTTTTATAGGTAAATAAGTTGTTGGTTTTTTGAAATCTGTATCTTCCCAACATAAATAAACCCTATCATACCATTCGTTATCTTCTGGTTTTCTATCTTTCATAATTTGTTCTGATATAAAATAACTTTCAGTTAAGCTTGCCATTTTAAAGTATAATTTTAATTCTTATTATATATTTAAATCAATTTTAAAATTAACATGATATTATATATATATATGAAAAGAGGATTTATTGAATTAACAGATAATGATATAAAAAATAATAAATTTATGTACACTGCTGAGCAATTAGAATATAGTATAGTAAATGATAATCTTAGTTTAAGAATAGTTAGTAGATTTCAAAAATTGACACCATATATTTGTGCAAAATATGTTATATTTGGTGGTAATAATGAAATATATGGAGATTGTACAGAGGATAGATGGTTAGATGATTATAATATATTGACAAGACAGCCTCACATAACAAGAGAAGAATTATCTGATGCCCATAGATTTGTTGCAGAAGAAGAAAAAAAAGAATTAAGTGAAATTATATTAATGTCAAATGAAGATAAATTAAACAGCTTAAAGGTCTTTAAGTAGTCTACATAGAATAATTTATTATTTGTGACCAGTTACTATTTATATCATAAATATATTGGAAAAATGATTTGGTCTCTAAATATCTATCAAATCCATCTACTTCATATGATACATATTTTATATTTAATTTTATATACATACTTACAATATACTCTAAAAAATAACCCTCTCTATTTTCGTTTAATAATTTTATTAAAAATCTACTCTGACCTATTTTAATTGGTCTTGGTATTTTTTCCACTATTTTATATCGTTCATCCATCTTATTTACTCTATTTATATATTTACCATGCCTATACACCACTACATCTGTGTAGTTAATTATTTGATGTATTATTTCATCAGGTAAGTATCCAAATTTTTCAATTAATTGATTATTCATTTATTATATTACTTGCAAACTTTTAAAGTTTATTTTAATCTTATTTATTAATGCCATAAATGGTGTTTTATTTTGTCCATATAAAAGCGAATCGTGTATAACTTTAATATTACCAATTAAGCTTTGTTTATTTAAATGTAACCAAATAATAAAAATACAAAATAATGCTATAGTGAAATATATATCTTTCATGTTAATTTGTTCAAATCTTAAATAATATAATGGCACTACCTTAATTAATGTATTTATTATTATAAAATAAAAAATTGTCTCTCTACTTGTGCCATACACAAGCATTAATGATAACATTATTATATTATCAATTAAACCTAAAATCAATGGAAATTTTGGTGAAAAAGTTGTTATCTTAAATGCATATAAAACATACCATAAATATATCCAATATGAAAATACTAAATCAGCTCTTAACGCAGCCATTGTTATATTATGCATATAAGAAAAAGCAACAACATGAGAAGAAATCACTAAAACTACTACAACAAACTAAATCATCTGTTGTTTCTTTTGATTTATCTAGTAATTTTCTATTCATTTTGTCTTCAGAATTATGGGGTTCCTCTATATTTGGATATATATTGTCAAAACTTATATTTATATCTTGTTTCATATTATACTTTCATATAATTAATTAATGCGTTTAAAATGGCCTAAAAAGGTGTATATAGTGTATATATTAAAATGGATATACACTATTCCGAAAATAATTTAGGAGAGATTAATAATTCATCTGAAACTCCAAATAATGAAATTACTAATTCTGATGATAATTTAGCGGAAATGAACCCTTATGCTAATAATTCCGAGGGTATACACGATGAAATTTCACATGATAATATAACTGTTAAAATTGAAGATAATATTAGACCTGAAATGAATGGTTCTAATGTTGATAAAACTAAAATTAATATACTAAAAGCAATATATTATGCTGCTTATCAAAAACAACTTAAACAAAAACAAATAATTAATCATCGAAGAAATGATATTATGAGAAGTGTTGCAAAACAACGATATTCTACAAATAGAAAATCTAATGTTAAACGATTAATCTCTACTAATCCTAATGGCAAAAGAATTCATGGTCCTGTTAATGCATCATATATTAATGATAAAATAGATATGGAGAAACACCGACGTGATATGGTAAGAAGTAAGAATATTTATAATCCATCAAAATCAAACAATATTAAAACATCTCATTCATATGGTAATCATATAAGAGATAAGACATCAGTCAATGATACGCCTTCTGTTTTACCTGATCAAATAAGTCATGAACAAATTAATACAAATTTAGTAGTCAGTGGACTGTTTCCTATCACTCCAGTTCCAGGCAATTATTATTTTGGCAGAGAGAATGTGCAACCCATTGCTGAAAAACCTAAAGAAGTCAATTTGGCTGAAATTGTTACTGGTATATTACAAGATGTATTAACTGGAAAAATTACAAATATTGATAATGCAATTGGTAAATTGAGAACTAACTATGAAGAGAAAAATATGTTTACAAATATTAAAAAGAGGGATATTATACTATTAAATTTTGAAGATGATACTATGAGACCTGTTCTTAAAATCGAAGAAAAATATACTGATATTATTAAAAATTGGTATAATGATTGTGATTTAATACTTGATATTGAAGATACACATGTTTCTATTCCTGAAAATATCACATTACAAGATGTTAGTGGAGTTTTATTTCAAGATATTAATTATAAATATAAGGATGAATATTTGAATAATTATATGCCATTAGTTATTAATAATATTATATCTAAAAGAAGTATTAAAGAATTAGAGAGAAAGTATTTTGTTAAACCTAGTAAAGAAGCAACTATTATGGGTAATAAAATAAAAATTAGTAATTTTATGGATTTAAAAAATATAGATGATATTAATGGTATAAAAAGTGATGAAAAATTAAAAGAACTTGGTGTGGAAATACCTAATAATATAGAACCTAATCCATTAAAAGATGAAAATTTAGCAACTACATCATCATGTAAAAATTTTTTACCAATTCCTGGTTCTACAAATAGAATTGATCCTGAAATTCTTAATAAAAAATATACACTTATTAATCCACATGTCAAAACCGAAGATTTAATTGAAATTGAACCATATAATAGTCAAAATGGGTTTGATATTATGATAACAGATAAAGAAGGAAAGGATATTCCTGGATGCTATAATAATAAATATGATTGTTTAGATATTAAATTTGCAGATAATTCTCAAGAATATGATATTTCTCCAGAAGATGATAAGAAAACTAAAACAGAAACTATTTATGTTTTAATTAATGATAAATTTTTACAAACATTAACCATTAAAAATCCCGACCAAGCTATTGCATATATACTTAAAAATCACCCTGAGTTTGGTTTTGTTAAATTATTTAACTTTTCAACAGGAAATAATGATATTATTAATTTTATCGAGAGAGAATTTAATAAGGCAATATTTAATGATATTGAAGAGGTTAATAAAAAGATACTTGTTACATCTCAATATATTGACTTTGCAAATAAACAAAATGACTCTAATATTTTAGCCTCAAGTGAAGAAAATCAAGTAAAGAAATTTTTAAATTCTAAATACACTATTAATGATGATGTTAACAATAAAATGAAAGCATCTACACTATATGACATTATAATCAACTCAAAAGCTGTTAAAATTGAAAATGATAAGGTTGCAGGTTTCCGAACTAGACTTTCAAAATATCTCAAAGATTTAGGATTACAAAAGAAGAGATATAATGACGGATTTTATTATTATGGAATTGTTGAGAAAGCACCTATATTTAATGAATATGGTGGAATAAAAAGATTAAATATTACATATGATGAAATAATTAGAAAGAGGGAAGAAGAGTCTAAAACATATGTATGTAATATTAAAAATTAATTTATATTTTAAAAATTATTATTTAGTTATTTTTAATTAAATAATAATACCACAATTAAATAATAATGAAATCTAGGAATGATAAGACTAATTTCTCAATGACAAGTTGCACTAAAACTGGCATTAAAATTAAGAATACTGGGAATGACTATAAAGCTGACCCATTTGCAAATGTTAATCCTTTTGCAAATCAAGTAAGAGAAGTTGAACGAGTTGATGTTAATTATGATAAAAATAAGTATGAAGCACTAGATTTAAATATCGAAAATTACTCAAGAGAAGAGCTCTATAAATTATTTGGCTTTAAAACATCTGCTATTTTAACTGAAGAAAATATGAAAGAAGCCAAAAAAGTTGTACTTAAAACACATCCTGATAAATCACGTCTTGATAATAAATATTTTGTATTTTTTAATAAAGCATATAAAAAGCTTCAAGATATTTATGAATTTCAAAATAAAACTAATTCAAAGAAAACTACCGATACTAATGAATATTATGATAGTCAAAATGGACAAGTTCTTGACAAAATGTTTGACATGAAAAAAGATTTAAAAGATGCAAATAATTTTAACAAATGGTTTAATGAACAATTTGAAAAACATCGTTTAGAAGACCCAGTTGAACATGGTTATGGCAATTGGTTAAAATCCGATGAAGATATTATTTTTACACCTCAAAATATTAATAAAGATTCCATGGCAAAAGAAATGGACAAAAGAAAGAAAAAAATTCAAGCTTTAACACCATATACAGGCGTTGGTAGTTCATTCGGTGGTTCATCTGCAGGAGGCTCTTCTCTTATGGAATATAATAGCAATTTTACATCCGGGTCATTATTTAGTGGCGGAGGTATGGGTTTTACTGATTTAAGACAAGCTTATGCTGAATCTGTTATTCCTGTTACAGAAGACGACTATAATAAAACTCAAAAATTTAAAAATCTTGAAGAGTACAAACGTCATAGAGATAATGTAGACATGACACCACTAAGTAAGGAAGAGGCTATGCGTAAATTATTAACTCAAGAAAAGAAGGATAATGAAGATTCAGCTGCTCTTGCATTTTACTATGCTCAACAAGCTGAAAAAGCAAAGAAAAATAATGATACATTTTGGTCTGGACTAAAACAAATAACTAATTGGTAAAATAATATAGAATTAATTATTTATATTATTTAATGCCTGAAGGACCAGAAGTTTGGATTTTAAGCAAAGCTGTCAACGAATTTTATAAAAAAGATAGAACCATATCATATGGTAAACATTTATTTATTTTGGATAAGAGTGAAAATTGGTCATTTGGATTAACAGGTAATGTTGCATTAGATGACTATAATGAAAATGAACTTATTAAAATTGAAACTGGTTGGATAAATGGTGACCAAGTTAAATATGAAAATTTAAATAATGAACTTGATAAATTAGGAATTGACTTTATGACAGCAGATGAAAATTTAATTAGACACGAAGTTGATAAATGGATTAAATCAAAAAAAAAATTAGCTGCATTAATTTTAGACCAAACAAAGATATCTGGAATTGGTATTGCTTGGGGGTCTGAAATTTTATTTAGAGCAGACTTGAGACCTGATATGCGAACATGTGACCAAGTTTTAAATAAATTAGCAGATAGTATTCTTTATATTAGACAACAAATAAAGAATATTTATGAAAAAGAACTTAAAGAAAAAGGAGCAGAGGAACTTATCGGTAAATGGTTTAATAATTTATATGATGTTCGAGAGATGAATATTTATAAAAAAGGTTCAAAATTAACTGTTCTTGGTCGCAGTTGGTGGGTTTAAGCAAAGCTACTTTTAGTATAACCAAAATGTAGGCCTTACTATTGGTTCTGGTGTATGTTCTCCCTCCGAGTTTATATCTACATTTACATATATTTCAAAATTTGACCATGGCACTCGACATAATGGACATGTTCTTTGAACTGGTCTTCTACCCTCTAACCATTGTTTTATTGCTGTCTCACTAAAATTATTTTTACATTGATGACAAGACATGTAATTTTCTTCAACACCAATTTGTTCACATAATATTGGACAATTTGATGCGTCTGTAATTAGTATTGGTTTATTTATTGGACCAGTATATACTATCGGTGTGTTAACTGTTGGTGGTCTTATTGATGGCACCTGCTGAAGCAGAGAAGCAGGATGACTATTTACTATTTGCATTCTAATTGTTTCTGTTCTTATAAAAGTATTATCACGTAAATCATAAGTATCACCGGATAAGAAAGACGTATATGCTAATCCACCCATACCACTCATTTGTCTGTAAATATTTGAATTTAAACTATAAATTTTTACATTATTAATCGGTATATCAAAATCTAATTTTAGTTTTATTGAGTCTATTCTAGACAAATTTGGTGAACCTTCATACGATTCAGCAGTTCTATCTGAATAATCTTTATCATAATTAAATGGAAAATATAATAAATTTTGATTTATTTTCTTACATTTTGTTCTTACTAAAAAACGATTTAAATTAAATCGTTCTTGACTATTAAATTTTAAATTTATATTATTTAAATTATCTACATTATTACATTCAATAAAAAATCCCTTTGAAATATTTGTAAAAGGCAAACATATATCATATACATTTGACATTTGAGTTACATCATTTAAATCTGTCATAATATCAATAAATGAAAGTTGTTGTATAACTTCCTCAAATCGGCTCTCTGCTAAATTACGTCTTTCTTCTATATCTAAATATGTTAATTTACTTACTATACCATAACTTGATATACAACTAAGTGCATTATCATTCTTAAATTCAACTCTAACATCGCGATATTGAAGCCCAATTAGCTTTATACCTCCAAAAAGCATATCAAAACATAAATTAATATACATTTTTCCATCACACATTATTGGTTCATTTAAATTTATTAACAGACTTAAAGGAAATTGTTGGATTAATTGCCCTCCTATAAACATATTTAAAACTAAATGTTTTACATCTTCTACATTACTTATTTCTGAATTAGAAAAAGTTAATTCTAAATATTCTAAATTTACTATATCTGCAAATCTAGTGATGGATAAAGACTGCACTCCATTTACTTGATATGTGTGATATTCATATGCCACATTTCTTAAACGTAATGCTTCATTTTGAGCTCCAATCGCTACTAATTGCATTAATCCCCCTCCGGGCATTTCTAATAAGTATTAGATATATATTCTTTTATATCATTTTAATATATAAAATGACAACAAAATTTGAAAATGGATTATTTATATTTAGGCGTGATTTAAGAATTGTTGACAATAATGGACTTAATTTTCTCTCTACATTATGCAATAATATATACACAATTTTTATCTTTACTCCTGAACAGGTTGGTTCTGGAAATAAATATAAATCAGATAATGCTGTCCAATTTATGATTGAAACTCTTGAAAACTTGTCATCTGAAATAAGAAAACAAGGAGGACATTTACATACATTTTATGGAAATAATAATTCGGTAATCGAAGATTGCATCAAAACATGGGATATTAATGTAGTTGCATTTAATTTAGATATTACACCATATGCAAGAGAGAGGGACGATAAAATAGTTAAATTATGCCAGAAAATGCAAGTTTTTGTAACATATGACCATGATTATTTTTTGCATAATCCAGGTGAAGTCCTAAATGGTAAAGGAGAAGCATATGTAAAGTTTACTCCTTACTATAATCAAGCTAAAACTAAAAAAGTAGAAAAACCTCTTACAAAAAAAATACATTTTAAAAATTCAGAAGCTCATATACCAAATAAAATATCACTTATTCAAGCTATGGAAAGATTTGTTGGAAAAGAAAATCCTGATATATTAGTTCATGGAGGTAGAACTGAAGCACTAAAACAAATGCGAATTGCCGCAAAAAATATCAAGCATTATGCGACAACCAGAGATGAATTATCTAAACCGACTTCGCAGCTGTCAGCGTACATAAAATTTGGAAACATCTCCATACGTGAAGTATTTTATGCTTTTAAATCTAATCATGCTTTTATTCGTCAGCTATACTGGCGCGATTTTTATGGACAAGTTATGTATAATTACCCACGTGTATTAGGTCATAGTTTAAATTCAAAATATGATAAAATAAAGTGGCATCATAACGAGAAATTATTTGATGCATGGAAAAAAGGCATGACTGGCATACCAATTGTAGATGCTTCACAGAGACAACTACTTTCAACCGGTTGGACACATAACAGAGGACGTATGATTTCTTCAAGTATATTAATAAAAATATTATTAATTGATTGGCGTGAAGGTGAACGCTTTTATGCTCAGCATTTAGTAGATTATGATGTCGCCAACAATAACGGCGGATGGCAGTTTTCGTCAGGTGGAGGTAGTGACTCTAATCCATACTTCCGCTATTTTAACCCATATACACAGTCAAAAGAACACGACCCAAAATGTGAATATATTAAGAAATGGATAAAAGAACTTAAGGATGTCCCAAATGAAGATATTCACAATTGGGATACAGCATGGGAAAAGCATAAGGAATGTGGTTATCCTAAACCAATTATTGATTATAAAGAGCAGAGAGAAAAATCCATTAAAATGTATAAAGATGCTTTATATTAAATAATTTAAAATCAATATTATATACAATATAATATGGATATAGAAGCAATAATCAAAGAAAACCAAGAGTTAAAATCTTTAGTGGAAGAACTTCAAGAAAAATTGAAAAAATATACTAATCCTGATAGAAACAAAAAATATTATGAAAATAATAAAGAAAAGTTTATTCAAAATGGTAATGACAGATTAAAAACTTTAAAAGAAACTAATCCAGAAAAACTAAAAGAATATAGAAGAAATGCTTATTTAAAAAGAAAAGAAAAACTAAAAAATGAAAATATTAAGGAAAATACTCAATTCGCATAAAGTATTTAAATTTAAATTCTTTTACTATATTATATGAAAATTTGTGAACATAATAAACGCCAATCCAGATGTGTTGATTGTGGTGGTAGTGAAATATGTATTCATAAAAAAATTAAATATAATTGTTTAGACTGTAAAAGAAATGGTATATGTATTCATAATATACAAAAAACATTTTGTAAACAATGCAATGGAGGAAGCTATTGTCATCATGGAAATAGAAGATATAGATGTGTCCAATGTAAGGGAAATGGTATATGCAATCATAAAATAAACAAAATTTCCTGTAAAATTTGTAGTCCTGAAAATTTCTGTATTCATGATATTAAAAAATCAAGATGTGTAAAGTGTAATGGAAGTGACATTTGTATTCATAAAAAAATTAAATATAGTTGTGTTGATTGTGGTTATTTTAATCACTTGTGTAAAAATTGTAAAATAGTTAGACCACTTAAAAAATACGACAATCATTGCCTAAGATGTTTCATATATTTATTTCCAGATAAGCCAGTAATTAGAAACTATAAAACGAAGGAAACGGCTACTGCTAAATTCGTTACAGAAACCTTTCCAAATTTCACTTGGAATATTGACAAAAAGATTGAAGATGGTTGTTCTAGAAAACGTCCAGATTTAATGTGTGATTTAGACTATCAAGTTTTGATTGTGGAAGTTGATGAAAATCAGCACGACACTTATGACTGCTCTTGTGAAAATAAAAGAATTATGCAAATTTCTCAAGATATAGGTCATAGACCGTTAATATTTATTCGCTTTAATCCTGACGACTATTTAGATTGTAGTGGAAATAATGTCTCAAGTTGTTGGACTACTACAGCTAAAACTGGAATAATTAAAATTAAAAATAACAAAATCGATGAATGGTCTGAAAGATTAAATTTATTGAAAAAAACAATAGAATATTGGAGTGACGAAGAAAATAAAACAGAAAAAACTGTAGAAACTATACAACTATTTTACGACCAAAATATGTAAATAGATTTAATATCATTATATATTAATGAAATTAAATTTAAAATTTTTACAAATAATAACTATTATTGTTTTATTATTTGGATACCATTTTTATATTCATAACGGATTAGAGAAAACATTTAGCCAAACTTATTTTAATTATTCTGATGTAAGAAGACCTTTAAAGATGTGTGATAAAGAAATTAATTGCACAAGATTATTTTGTACTGGAATGCCATCTGGACATGCAGAAGGGTTTTCTGTTTTAAGTTTTTTGCTTTATTTTTATAAATTAATCCCATTGTGGTTATGTTTAACAATTATTGTAATTACATGTCTTCAACGAATTATTGCGAACAAACATACATTAAATCAAGTAATAGTTGGAAGTTTATTAGGATTTATTTATGCAAATATCTACAAATATTTTAATCTCTCTATATACGGATTTTTAGTTGTTTTTACAATAGGAGTTGTTGTTACATTATTATCTGTATATAAAATTGATAAAGAAGTTTATGGCCCAATCCCTAATTGGGTTAATAAAGATATGATTTCAAGTATTAAGAAAAAACAAGATTCTCCACTTTATATTAAAGTTGGTTCATTATATGCAAATGCAACTATCCAAAATAGAACATTTATTAGTTGGTCTCAATTAGAAGACTATTTGGATATTATTATAGAGAGAATAAGAAACTCAGGTAAACATTATGATGCAGTTGTAGGTATTAAAACAGGTGGAGCTATTATTTCTGATTATATTTCACTCAAACTTGGCCTTCCAAATTATAAAATTAAATTATCAAGAGAAGAATATAATTGTAATAAACAATCAAATAATACAATTGATGACATGATTAAGAAAAATTTTTATTATAAACAAGGAGACTTTACAATTTGTGAGGGTATAAATGATAATTTGGAAGGAAAAAATATAATTTTGATTGATGAAATAGTATCAACAGGTAAAACTATGGAAGAATCATATAATTATTTAAAAGAACAAAAATATGTAAATGATATTTATCCAACATGCGTTACATTTTATAAATCACAATATAAAGGTTCATTAAATATTAATTATGTTTTAAGCGGAACTATATTAGTATGGCCTTGGGGTTATGATAATTAAAGCAATAATTGAGTTTTAAATAGTTCATTTAAACACTTGTCCATTAATGTAATAAAATCTCCCTTACATAAAGTAAGTGTTACACCATGAGCCATAGCCAAAACTAATTGTGACTTAACAAAGTCATCGCTTGGTCTTATTCCAAGATTCATAAGTTCTTTTTTAGATAAATACTCTTTTAATTTTGATATAAATTTATATACTTGCATTTGATTTGCTTGTTTAGTTTCATGAACTGTTTCAGAAATAATTGATGATGTAAAATTTAGAATATTATTGTAATCATGTTTTGGTATTTGTTGTAATATTCCAGGAGGGTCAATAAGACCCGAGTTTAATAATTTTTCTGCCGATTTTTCGGGGTCTGTATCAAATATATTTGTTATAACATCAAACATTAGTGTCTTATGATTAGCTCCAACCTCATAAATAATACCAAAATCAATCACTCCTATTTTATGAGGATATTTTATATCTTTTTCGTCCTTAATAAATAATATATTTCCACTATGTAAATCTCCATGTACAA